GGGATACATCGTTTAGCTGCGACTTCAATGTTTCAAGCCGGTAGTCCCAATCTTGTTCCATCTTTTCGAAGGCTGTGTCCATCGCACCTAATGAGTCTGCCATACGATCAACATCTAGTGCGAAGCCTACAGATGCCGTTGTCAGCAACGGGAGTACAGCAGTGATCGCACGAACGTTTGTGAACAGGTTCTCAAGAGGCATTCCTGCCGCATCTGCTTCCTGCTTGATCATCTTCAATGCTTCAACGAATCCATTCTCAGTGATCAATGCCCTACCTGTTTCGTACCCAAGGGCCCTGATTACTCCAGCCAATGCTCCAGTAGGACGGAACATTGACATGATCGTCTGACGTAGAGATGTGACCGCCCAGTCTGTCATGATCCCCTGTCTGGTAAGAGTTGCAATTGCAGCGGTCATTTCTTCGATACGCGCACCAGCAGGAGCCGCAACACCAGCCAATCTACCGAATTGCCCGGCAAGTTCTTCATACGTAGTTTTTCCGTACCTTACAGTAGTGAACAACAAATCATTGATTCTGCTGGCTTCTGATGCAGCCATTCCGTAAGCGTTCAAAACTGTTGTCGTCATATCAACGGCAGAGACCAAATCAGTAGCTCCAGCCGCTGCTGCTTTCATGCCCTGCTCTAAGATTTCTGTCGCGTCGTCCGCAAAGAACGTAGCACTGTAAATCTGGTACATTGCCTTCGCGCCAGCCTTGGCGAACACGTTGTAATCATGGGTAAGATCTCGGATCTCATCACTGAGCTCACCAATCCCTTCAACAGTGAGATCAGTCAACGTCCACAACTGATAGAGTTCTTTGTTGTATTCGCGTTGTGCAGTGACAGCACCGCTTGCGATCCCAATCGTCTTTGAGACAGCCATGAATGCGGCCATGAATGGGAGGACAGACTTAGCCATCGACATAAGGGATGCCAGAGAGAATGTTGTCGCCTTAATCCCTGCCGCTCCTGCGGCCATTCCAGTCCCTAAGACGACTCCGCCTGCAGCCATCGATCGTGCAGCTACATCTCCGTGATGAAGGGCAAGGGCAAGATTGTTCGTTGACAGGATTGCCAACTCTTGGGCGGTAAGAAGCCCCATGACAGAAGTAGCAACAGCGTTGTAGCTGGAGATGATTCCCGCATTCGCAGAACCAATGGCAGCAGAGACCAATTGGGCCTCTGCGATCATTCTTGATGTCTGAGATGTAAATGTCGTTCCAACAGATGACATCTGAGACGCAAACGCCTCAACAGGCACATGGATCTCTACAAACGCTCTACCTAGACTGCCAGCTTCTCCTGCCATGCTATCCCCTTATCCAACAGGACCGATTATTCCGTGTGATTCACATTCCGTCCTTATATCTTCAAACTGCTCTGTACTCGGGACCAGAAGGCTCGGCGTCTTGTCCTGAAGCTCTTGCACTGCTGCTCGTCTTTCGTTCTCATCTTTCCCTCCTACTTCCGGCGGGAAGAAGTTCCACAGCCACCTACCAATCGCCTGTGCGTGCCTCAAGAAGTACGCAAACTGGATATCATCCCATGCTAAGACCTCAGTTTCAGACTTTTTGTACACGGCCATTAGCACGGGAATCGCCAGTTCGAAATCTATTCGGAGTCCTGCTCCCTCCCTGAGTTTTTTTCATCACCTATCGTCTCTTTGGCGATGTCGCCAACACTCATTCCTGCGGCCAGTTGCGCTGCTGTCTTCTTTGGTTTCTCAGCTAGTCCTACGACATACGAGAAGACGTTCTCGAAGGTACGCCCACTCTCTGGCTTGAACAGCTTGTCGACGAACTCTTCGTCAATCTGGCAAGAGATCGGAACAGTCTCACCGTCAATCTCTTTGGTGTAAGTGATGTCGGATCCGTACTGCTCAATCATTGACATCGCAACGGCGTAGGCCATGTGCGATCGATTGAAGTCAGCGAAGATGCGATCGGCGTAAGGCTCGAATCTCTCCATCACGTCTTCCTGCATTCTCTTGGCCATTGCCAGTGCTTCTTCATCCGTGGCAGCAAGCGGCTTGTCTCCAGCCTCTTCGCGCATCTTAGCGATATCTCGCTTAGTACCAGCCATGATATTTGCCAGTGTCAACGATGCTTTGTTGCGAGCTCCACCGAGAGAGAATGTAGAGCGTTTCCCAGTCCTATTCTCTTCGTCAGTTCTCACTCGCATTTCGAACTTGCCTTGATCGTGAAGAGAAAGTCGGGGGAACGTTAGCATTTGTCCCCCGACCTCGAATTCTTTTACGTGGCTCTCACTCTCAGCCTGTTCAATTGCCTGTACTAGGTTCTGCGCGTTCAGTTCATGTGTCATGTTGCCTCCAATGCTATTTCTTGTTTGCCTTCTGATGCGCCACTGCCGACTTCTTGATCACTGAGCTACGGGAATCATCCCGTGCCTTCCTGATCGAATCCGCCGTGTCTACAACCTTCGTTACTTTCTTCTTAGCCATGTGTCGCTCCTTTAATCTTTCGCTCTGTCAACGAACCCCAACAGGCCGTCAACCTTTAGTGTGAATGGATTCATGCACTTGCCGGAAAGAGGGGCAACAATGCCCGACTTCGGGACGTATGCCCAGAATTCGAATCGTTCGTCTGCCGATGCAACGTCTGTGAACAGAATCGCAAAGATTCGCTCACCTTCCAACAGTGAGTACGACATCTCTTCCGCTCCGAGTACCGCCCAGTAGGTGGCATCCGGTGGCTCTTTATCAGTGCTTTCAAGAATGGAGGTGTAGCTACGTTGCTCGTGTTGCACAACGTCAGCACCTGAGTTGTGACAAGTTCCAGTCGGAGAGTATGTATCTGTGGAGTTCCACCACTGCTTCACTCCCCAGTAGTTCGAAACCGTCACTTCTCCTGCATTGATGATGCTTGTAGAGAACGATCGGAAGCCGCTGTTGTCTTGTAGGCTCTTGAACGTACTGACATCCTCTACTTCGGCCTCTAGACCGATTGAGAGGGTGTCGTGGGCGCCGATCACCTGTAAGAGGCATGTCGCACGCACGTTGTCGATGTACATCGTCTGAGCCGACGTGGGAGCGATCGAGAAGGTGTACGACTTCATAAGAACAGGAGCTGTGAGGTACAAAGACCAGTAGCCCCAATTCGTATTGCCGTAACCTGTCTGATTCGCAACCATCGTCAGCACATCCGGTGTGCCAATCGTAGCGTCAGCTGCGTCCTTGAACGTAACCGTCAGAGTTGCTTCCTTCCCCGCGGCAAACTTCGACCACAGCGACAAGGACAGCTTCTTCGTCTCAGCAAGAGCCGTCGCATACGTAACAGTCTGCGCTATCGACGTATCAACAGCAGCGGTTGCCGTAATTGCACAACCGCCTGACAGATCGTTGTATCCGTAGTTCGCGCCCCAATCGATTGATCCTGCCCCTGCGGTAAGATCCCACCAGTCAAGAGACAGGACATTGCTGAATTGACCGCTAACGCCTTCTGTTCCTGCAAGCTGATGCACTTCCTCGGTCGTTTCTCCGTCCAGAATCACCTTCTCGGACAGGAACAAACCCATCAGATAACCTGCCTTAATTGTCATCGTAGTTCACCTACCTCTAAGGGGTGTATCCCAGGATTGTCGTGGGCTTGCCAGTGACGCGGAACGTGACGTTCACGATCTGCATCTCGTTTTCCATTCGTCCAGTCGGGCTGATCTTGGTTACAAGACAGTTACCGTTGAAGAAGGGATTGGCTGATCCCGTTGCATCTTCGAATTCACATTTTGTTTCCGTCTCACACCAGAGGGCTGTTACCATCTCTGCAATCTCCGGTCGCGTGTAATCCCAGTAGATGGGGAGCGTGATGTCTTGAGGGTCGACCAACCCTAGCTTGAACGATCGGAACGGGAGACTCGCGCTTCCATGAGTCGTCACATCGATCGTCGCCCTGGAGACGTCCATCGTAATGTCTGCATTCGTCTGGAGCACATGATCTGTGTCCCAAACGAATATCGCGTTATAGCCTTGGCTTAGAGCCATATTGTCCTCCTAACAGAACAGGACTTCGTACCGTGCGAAGACTCCGTGCATCATTTGTTTCGCAACTACTTCTGGAATGCTTTGCGGAGCCAACACCTGCATCAACCTAACCGTCGCCCAGGAATCAGAGACAACAATGTCTCGGCCATCAATTGCTTGAATGATTGCATCCATTATCTGTGTCGCTGTGTACTTCACCGTTGAGAATCCAGTCACTTGGAACCTTGACCAATTCCCTACTGCATCACCGTCTGTTCCATGCACATACGCTGGGGATCTCCCGCCGAACGGAATGTCAAAGATGACCATCTCGTTAGCCGCAGTCCCCGGGCGTGCGCTGAGAATGAACTCATCGTCTACCAGGGCAAGCAGATTCGCATTGCGCTCCACGTCCGCATCGACAACAGCGGCCAGCAGTGCTACCGTGAACGGGCCTAAGAATGCTGCATTCATTATGATCCCATCCCTGTAAGAATCGTTGCCCAGTCCATCCATACTTCATCAGTAGTGATCGTTATCCACGGACGCGGGGCCATGAAATCTGTCCCCGTTTCCAGCATGTGCGGGTAGATGTTCAATCTACCTGGCAAGCTGTCGTCAATGATCCCAGCCTGCATCACCATCTCTGCACCTCTGTCAAATACTGTCCAATCAATGGCATTCACCATCGACATCGCATCCCCTGAATGGTGAGGAAAATCCCATGGCATCGAGTGAGGAGGATAGACAAACGTGAAATTGTCCTGAGCTCTCTCTACCCACACTTTGCCGCACTCCTCAAGCCTCTTGCTGAGATTACTCAGCACAACAGCAGTAAACGGCGTAGCGTCAAATTGAACGACACTGCCGCCTACGTTGTACTTGCTGCCGCCGAAATATCCCTTGCTTGGAAGCGCCATTAGTCGGCCACCTTCGTTACATTAGCTACTCGCACAATCGGGCATTGATACGACCGATTCATCTCTGAAGTGTTCTCCACTCCAAGGATCAAATAGTCGTGTCCTGTGTCCACTTGCTTTGCCAAGTCTCTCGCCTCTAGTATTACGTCAATCGGTACAGTCAGTAGAAACTCTTCTACCAGCGGTTGCGCGTAGTCCGTCCACGTAACTTCTTTCCTGTCCTGCCGTACTCGCTGTGTCTTCCGGCACCATACATTCTCGTGGTCAGGATCACCGATGTCGTAGGAATCAACTTTCTCCCTCGCCGCATTCAGAGTGGTCGTCCTACTGAAGAAGGTAAACTCCTTGTTCCCGCCGACCATTACCTCACCACCGTCATTACTCGTCCGTTTCTCGCCAGCTTCGCATACTGATCTGCGAAGAACTTGTCCTTGTTCGCAAAGACTGATTCAGTCTCTCCGTCAACAAATTGATCAACGTTGTCGTACACACGATACTGCTGGTCGACTCTTAGCAGAGTCCGCGTACACATCTCAGCGCAGACCTCTTTGATATCTGCCGGCAGTGGTGTTCCTGCATCGTCGTAGCCGCCCACATAGACAACTGTATATAGTTGCGGCGTTCTGTCCTTCAACTGGATCCTAACCACGTCTGAGGGCCTTGGGAGCCTAACGTAGCGGTCGTACACCCAGTAGTCGTCGTCTGATGCGTCCAATACTTCTTCTGAATCGTTATCAGTCACCGAAGTAACCGAGATGATTGGGGGGCATGATACCATGAGCATGTAACGCCCCCCATCATAGATTTGAGTCAATGTCTGTTGGTCGAAGCCAAAAGGCCGACGACAATAGGCGGCTATATCTGCGATTACTCCCGTTATCATCTCGGATACGTTGAATCCGTAGGATGTCTTGAAGACACCCGTTGGAACTTCTTTCAACGATACCCGAGTCATACTCCCAATTTCACTCGCAGTAGGCCATCCCATTACGCCCTCCTAGAGAGCCGCGCCCTTGTAGATCTCCCAGTACGTGCCAGTCGATGCCCCTACTCCAGGTTCGGACAGGAACGAGTCGTTCGTGACCTCTGATTCGGCCAACGCTCTCGTAAACGCCACGATGCACTTGAAGTAGAACCCGTCGTTCTGAACAACATCGTCAACAACGTAGGTCAGCCCTTCGCGCCACTTCTTCAGAACTGGCTGGTCGACACCACGGAAGCCGATGAAGTTCACACCGTAAACGGTATCCGAGTAAGCATTTTCGCTGGAATACTGAACACGGACATACCCACCTTCGTTCAACTCGTCGGTCGAGAAGGCAATAATGTTGTCTCCACCAAGTCCAGCTGCTTGAGTGATCTCGATATCTGCGGACGCATATCCGATTGGGACAAGGTCGGTCCAAGTCGAGTTATCTGGGGATTTCTGGAACGTCAGAGAAATG